AAGCTGAAGATGATGACACAGAAGAAGATGACAAAGATGCTGACAAAGACGACAAGGCTGAAGAAGCTGGAAAAGACCTTACAAAAGGTATTGAAGGTGCTGAAGACATGGAAACTCCTGACGAGCAAGAAGTAGTAGACATCACTGTAGGTGAATTGAAAGACATCATTCGTGATGTATTCATGACATTACAAGGTGGAGACATGGGTCCTGCTCTAGACGCTGACACAGATTTAGCTGCCGATTTAGGCACTGATATGGCAGACGATGAGGCAGAAATTTCATTAGATGAGATTTTAGCTGAATTAGAAGAAGAAGAAGACATGAAGATGGAACCTGTAGGTGTTCCTGCAGGTATCCAACACAATAAAGTACCTGGTGCTTTGAAAGCCTCTGAAGAAACAGTTGGAGAAATGAAAAAAGAGTTAAACGAAGCTGTAAGAACTATTAAAGCTCTTAAGAATGAGTTAAACGAAATCAATTTATTCAACGCTAAGTTAATGTATGTTAACAAGATCTTCAAAGCTAAGAATCTTTCTGAATCTCAAAAAACAAGAGTAATTAACGCATTTGACAGAGCAACATCTGTTAAAGAAGTTGAGAATACTTTTAAAACTTTACAAGAAACAGTTAGTGTAGAAACTAAAAAGTCTTCATTAAAAGAATCTGTAGGGTTCGCTTCTAAAGCAATGGGTAATGCTCCAGCTAGACCTATTGTTGAAGCAGATGCCTTCGTATCAAGATGGCAAACACTTGCTGGAATTAAATAAATAAAAACAAAACACATTTTACAATGTCAAATTTAGTACAATCTTTATTAGAGAGCGCTAACCCATACAACGATCAGTTGGGTGTTAGCCAAAAACTTTCTAAGAAATGGGCTAAGAGTGGTTTACTTGAGGGTTTAAAAGACTACGATAGAAACAACATGTCTGTTATCTTAGAGAACCAAGCTAAGCAATTAGTAATGGAGCAATCATCAACTGGTGGTGGCGTTACAAACGGTGCTACTTTCACTCCAGGTAACGGTGAACAATGGGCTGGTGTTGCTTTACCGTTAGTTCGTAAGATCTTCGGTCAAATCGCAGCAAAAGAGTTCGTTTCAGTTCAACCAATGAACTTACCTGCAGGTTTAGTATTCTACTTAGATTTCCAATACGGTAACAACATTCCTTTACCATTCGGAAAAGGAAACTCTGTATATGGTAACTTATACCAAACTCCAAACGCTGGATTCGGTAATACAGATCAAGGTGGTTTATACGGTCAAGGCCGTTTCGGTTATTCAATTAACCAATTCTCTGCTTCTGCAACTCCAACGTCTGCTACAGAAGCTACTTTTGCAGATGTTAACTTTAACGCTAGCTACTCTGGTTCAATCGTTGCTAGCCAGATCATCAAATTAGTTTTCAACACTTCTTCTATCAGTTCTGTAATTGATACAAACGGTGTTCGTGCTTTTGAATTATCTGGTTCAACTGTTGCTTCTGGTATCAACCCAGCACAGGTGATCAATGATTTCACTACATTAGCTGCTAACGGAAGTACAGTTACTTTCTACGTTTCTGCTTCTAGCTTAGCTACAACAAATGCTGCAACTGGTTCAGCTGTAGTATTCTATAACAAAGCTACTAACTTCCAAACTAGAGGTGATTTTGAAGATGCTCCAGGTGATACTCCAGCTCCATTCTCTAACCCGAACGCTGCTAGTTCTGCTTCAATCGTTATCCCAGAGATTAACGTACAAATGAAGTCTGAGACTATTTCTGCTAAGACTCGTAAGTTGAAAGCACAATGGACTCCAGAATTTGCGCAAGATCTTAACGCTTATCATAGTCTTGATGCTGAAGCTGAATTGACTGGCATGATTTCTGAGTACATCTCTTTAGAGATTGACTTAGAGATCTTAGACATGTTAATTGAGAATGCTTACACAGTTGCTAACTGGTCAGCTCAAATCGGTAACCAAATCAACAATGCAGGTACAGCTTATGTATCTAACACTGCTGGTGCTTACTACAACCAAATGTCTTGGTTCCAAACTTTAGGTATCAAGTTACAAGCGGTATCTAACAAAATCCACCAATTGACTTTAAGAGGTGGTGCTAACTTTATGGTTATCTCTCCAACTATCGCTACAATCATCGAATCTATTCCAGGATTTGCAGCTGATACAGATGGTGCAGCAGATACTATGAAGTATGCATTCGGTGTTCAAAAGATTGGTGCTTTAAACAGCCGTTACAAGGTTTACAAAAACCCTTACATGACTGAAAACACAATCTTAATGGGCTTCCGTGGTAACCAATTCTTAGAGACTGGTGCCGTTTACGCTCCTTATGTACCATTGATCATGACTCCATTAGTGTACGATCCAAATACATTTACTCCACGTAAAGGTATCATGACTCGTTACGCGAAGAAGATGATCCGTCCAGAGTACTATGGTAAAGTGTACGTTGCTGATTTAAACGTTGCTCAAGCTAGCTAGTCTAGACTGACAATATCAGTATAAAAAAGAAGCCGGCCCGTAAGCCGGCTTTCTTTATTTTGTTACTATTTATATCAAAAGAAACATGGCCGCTTTAACTGGAAACCTCATATCTGACAGTTACTCAGGATTACTGAAGACAACTGATAACGGAACAATTACTTCTACTACAAAAAATATTACAGATGGAGCAGGAAACGCTACTCCACTTTCTCTATCTACAAGTAGAGGAGCTATAAACGGAACCTTTGCAGTAACAGGATCAACAATCTTATCAGGATCTACTATAGTATTAGGAAGTTTAACTGCTACAGCATCTTTTGCTACAACAGCTTCTTACAGCATAAGTAGTAGTTATGCAGTTAGTTCCTCTAACGCAGTAACATCCTCTTACTCTATACAAACTACAACTGCTGCTACAGCATCTCTTGCTACAAACGCTATTACACTAAACAGTACTGCTTCAGCAATTTTTGCAATTACAGGTTCAAATACTTTTAACGGAACTCAAGTAGTTTCTGGAAGTTTAAGAATGCATCAAAGTGCTTCTTTTGTATTACCGACTTATGAACCAACTTCTCCAGTAATAGGAACTATGTTCTTTAGCGGATCCTTTATATATGTTTATAACGGAACATCATTCAAGAGTGCAAGCTTAAGCTAGTATTTCACTACATTTTAATAAAGAGCCCTGCAAAAACAGGGCTTTTTTATTTACAATTGGAAGCTATTTATTTAAAATAGTTTTATATGGCATTAGAGGTTCAATCAAAAAAGAAACCGAAAGGTCCAATTAAGTTTCAAATACAGTTAAACGAAGAGCAAAAAGCAGTCAAAACTGCAATCCTCAACAATGTTATAACAATAGTTACAGGACAGGCCGGATCAGGAAAGACCCTAGTAGCATGTCAAGCAGCTTTAGATTCCCTTTTCACTAAGGAGGTAGAGAGAATTATTGTAGCAAGACCGGTAGTAACGGCAAAAGAAGATATAGGATTTCTGCCTGGAGGCTTAAAAGATAAACTCGATCCTTATATAGCGCCAATCTATGATAACCTTTATAGATTGTATGATAAAGCTAAGATAGATAGTTTATTCATAGAAGGAAAGATAGAGATAATTCCCTTTGCTTTCATGCGAGGACGAAACTTCTCAAATGCTTTCATTATCTTAGATGAAGCTCAAAATGTTACAGATTCACAAATGGAAATGGCAATCTCAAGATTGTGTGAAGGTTCCAAAATGGTTATAGTTGGAGATGTTGGACAAATTGACTTAAGAGAGAGAAAAGATTCTGGATTGATTTATTTAAACAAAGCAGTTCCAGGTGTAGTACAAGGTGTAGCCTCAATCCACTTAAGTCATAATCACAGACATCCAAGAGTTGAACAAGTAATTAACGTGTATAAACAAATTAGGAATTAATGGCAAACCCAACCATATACGACGGAAGTCCAGGTCCAATTTCTGGATCTACTCCTTTCGGATTTTATGATAACGATTCAGAGTATCAATCAGACGGTCCCAAAGTAGCTAATTACTGTGCTAGAAAATTAGGATATCCTGTACTGGATGTCGAATTGCAGGATTTAAATATCTATGCTTGCTTTGAAGAAGCTGTCTCTATTTACGCTGAAGAACTTTATCAGTTAAAGATTAAAGATAACTACCTTACTTTAGAAGGTCAGCCTACATCTTCTCTTTTAAATAATACTGTTGTATCTCCTAACTTAACTAACTTAATTAATATTTCTGAGACATACGGACAAGTAGCAGGAGTAGGAGGATTTGTTAGCTGGAAAAGTGGATCTTTAGATTTAAAAGCAAATGTACAAAACTACGATTTATATGAGTGGGCAGTTAATACTCAAGGAATGGCTCCTACCGACAGAATAGTAGTACAGAGAGTAATGTACCAAGCACCACCTGCTTTATATCAGTATGGATACGGTTCTTACTATCCTCAACTAGGTGGCGCAGGTGCATGGCCTGGAAGTTGGGGCGGTGCAGGATTTGGAGGATACGGTGGTGGTGCAAACGCTGCTACTTATTACCCGGTATTCTGGACTATACAAAGAATGCAGGAGATAGAAATGCAGAATATGGTTAATTTACCTGCTTGGACTTTTGAATTAATTGGTACTAATTTAAGACTTATGCCAATCCCGAGAGGAGATGGAGGGTACATTTCTATTCAATATGCATTTCAGTCTGACTTAATGAGCTTGACTGAAAACAGTCCTTACGGAGACAATCAAGGATTAGTTGCAAATGCAGCTTTAGCTCCTTACGGGTTGATTACATATTCAGATATAAACCAACCGGGTAAACAATGGATTAAAGAATATACAGCTGCTTTAACTTCTGAATTACTAGGTTTAATTAGAGGAAAGTATCAAGTAGTTCAAATACCTGGTGCAGAAACTACTTTAAATTTTGCAGATTTAATTTCTAGAGGACAAAAGATGCAGCAAGATTTAAGAGAGAGACTAAGACTTGACCTAGAAGATATGTCAAGACAAAAGCAGTTAGAGCGAAAAAAATCTGAAAACGATTCTTTAGCTGATACTTTAAACAATATTCCAATACCAGTATTTATAGGATAAGATGGCATTATTTGGCACCATAAGAGATGCAGCAATGCAAATAGGAGTAGCTCACGAGTTTGTAAACAACGTAGTTACTCAACAGATAGGCTATTATAAAGTAGTCTTGCCTGATACGCAACCTAACGTGTACGGTGAAGCTTTAGTAAAAAGCTATATTGGACCGGTTCTATTAAACTGCTTAATCGTAAGAGGAGATTTTACTACCTCAACTGATAATTTTGGACCAGAAACTGATCGAGATGCAGGTTTTAGATTTTTAAAAGTAGATCTACAAGCAGCAAACGTAGTACCTGACGTTGGAGATATTATCATGTATAACGAGCTTTATTACGAAGTAGATAACGTAAATGAAAACCAGCTATTCTTAGGAAAAGATCCAGCTTACTCTTACTCAGAAGGTCTAAATCAATTCGGTGCAAGCATATCTATTCTATTAGATACGCATTTAACAACACCAGAAAGATTAGGTATCACACAACAAAGATTATAAAATGGCTAACCCAGGAATACAGCAAGTAAGACCGCAGACTAGACGTGAATTTATGGACAAGTTGTATGTTCCAACTGATCCAGAATACGGCAATCCTAACATAACGTTCTCTGAACCTTTCAAACCAGGTCAACCAGAGCATAATCGTGCTTATGAAGTTTCTTATAGCGAATTAGATACTAAGAATTTTTCTATTGGTATTAAAGATCATACTGAAGCGATTCAGTACTATTTTGATGAAGTATTAAAGTTAGAGGTCTACCAAAATAACGGAAAAGTATTAGTACCTGTAATTTACGGCACTCCTGAGAAATGGAAGTCTATGCAAAAGGACGGTTATTACAGAGATAATGCTGGTCAAATTCTACCACCATTGATTATGTACAAAAAAGCTTCTGTAGTACAGAATAGAACTCTAGGAAATAAACTAGACGGTAACGAAGCGAATAATGTTCAGCTTTTTGAAAAGGCTTATACTCGAAGAAACGTTTACGACAATTTCCATATTTTACAAAACCAAAAACCACAAAAAGAGTATGTAGTAGTGGTTACTCCTGACTACGTAACAATTACTTATAGTTGCGCTATATGGACTAACTTTGTAGAGCAAATGGATAAATTAACAGAAGCATTAAATTTTGCCTCTAATTCATACTGGGGCGATCCTTCCAGATTTCAATTTTTAGCTAAGATTGAAACCTTTAACGATATTCAAACTTTTGATCAAGGAGAAGACAGATTAGTTAGAACAGATTTTCAATTAACTCTAAATGGTTATCTAATACCTGACTCTTTAAATGCATACCTTGCACAGTTACAGAATAGAACTTACAACCTATGTAAAATTGTATTTAACACAGAAATGGTATCTTAATGAGTTCAGTAAACAGTATCATAGCACAAATTAATACCTTAACAGGATATAATGTTCCGACAGCTAGCGCTTCCTACATAATAAGCGCATCAGCAGAGCTTAGCAGTGGTTCGGTTAACGACATAGTAAACCAAATTAACCTATTAACTGGTTACAGCATTCCTGCAACAAGCGTAACTGTGACTACAAGCTCTATTGAAGCAGGCGGTCCTGTAGTAATATATGCTCCTACACCTGTCTCTGGCACGATTCCTACAACTGGAATTAGACCTGGAGCAATTATAGAGGCCGAGCATTTGCTTCGAATTATCAACGCCTTAAATGGTGTAAATCCAAATCTTATCGTAATGTCTGGAAGCCTATATGTTTCTGGATCTGCTACGTTTGCCCAAGACCTTAACTTACCATTTGTACCAAATGAGAACTTCATTGAATCTGTTAGCGGATCTATGGAAGGAACCGATGTAGTTAATGGTGGAAGTTTCTAGATGCAACTATTTATAAACGACTTATATAAGTCCTTGGTAGTACATACTTTAAACATTCCTATATATGGCAGTTAAAATAGAACTGAAACGTAGTGCCGTACCTGGAAAGGTGCCCACAGTTGATCAGTTAGATTTAGGTGAAATGGCGATAAATACCTACGATGGTAGTGTATATTTTAAGCAAGACACCAATGTAAGTCAATCGATTATACAATTAGCAACGACTGCCGGTTCCGGTAGTTCAGTTGTTTCTGCTTCACACGCCGACTACGCCGATAATGCCGGTAATGCTTTAACTGCTAATTTTGCTACCACGGCTGGATCAGCCATTTCTTCAAGCTATTCTTTAAGCGGATCTTACGCAATTACATCAAGCTTTGCCCTAAACACAGGGACTGCTTCTTTTGTTTTAAGTGCATCTTATGCCATTTCATCTTCATATGCTGGAACAGCTTCTACAGCTGTTGATTTCTATGTAGTAAATGACATAACAGCATCCAATGCTTTATTTAGCGGTACCATAACTGCACAGCAATTAGTTGTTCAGTATATAACAGCCTCTACAGAATTTATTACGGGATCAACTAAGTTTGGTTCTCAATTAACAGATACACATCAATTTACTGGTTCGGTTTCAATAACTGGTAGCTTAAGTGTAAATGGTGATCCTCTTATTACATCAGCAAGTTATACTAACTTCTCTTCTTCTATAGCAGGAAGAGCAACTAATTTAGAAGCTACTGCTTCTACTCTAACAAATGCTAGCGCATCCTTTGCACAGCAAAGTGGAAGT